GGATAAAGAATTCAAGGAGACTGTAGATAAGGTTCGTGCTGCTAGATCAAAGCATGGCCGCATCCAGTCTGAGGAATCCCTTGAGATGGACTTCCGTACTTTCCGCAAGGAGTATTTGGAAGCAGACACCTTTCCACATCAGATGAATATCATCAACCTTCTTGAAGGTAATGAACCTGAGTGGATGCATAGCTCTATGCAATTTGAGCAAGGCCGCCCCCAGTATGTTCTGGTGAATGTGCCCCCTGAACACGCCAAGTCGATGACTACCTCGATTGACTATCCGGTCTACCGGATCTGTATGGATCCCAATGTCCGTATCATGATTGTCTCGAAGTCACAGCAGAAGGCAACAGAATTTATCTACGCTATTAAACAGCGTTTGACTCACCCATCGTGGCAGAAGCTACAACTCGCTTACGCTGCTGGCTCAGGCTTCAAGTCTAAGTCAGCCACATGGCAGGCTACGCAAGTCTACCTCGGAGACGAACTGCGTGACTCAGACCAGAAGGATCCTACGATTCAAGCAATCGGTATCGGAGGACAGGTATACGGTGCGAGAGCAGACCTGATTATCCTAGACGACTGTGTGACTATGTCGAATGCCCACGAATACGAAAAACAAATTCGATGGATTCAACAGGAAGTCCTTACTCGTCTCGGGCCTACCGGCAAACTTTTAGTCCTTGGAACTCGAGTAGATTCCATTGATCTCTATAGAGAACTTCGTAACGGTGAACGCTACCCAACAGGTAAATCACCTTGGACATATCTGGCCATGCCAGCAGTTCTAGAGTTTGCAGAAGACCAGAAGGACTGGAAAACACTTTGGCCTAAATCAGACCGCCCTTGGCAGGGCAGCGATGAAGAGGCAGACGAAGACGGTCTATACCCACGCTGGGATGGCAAGTATCTATCCATGCGTAGAAGTGCATTAGACCCAAAGACTTGGTCGATGGTTTACCAGCAAGCAGATGTTGATGAAGACTCAACCTTCAACATGACTTGCGTTAAAGGTTCTATCGACAGAATGAGAATGATCGGGCCAATCGTTCCGGGCAATCCCGGACACCCCGAGACAGTAGAAGGTCTCACCATCATCGCAGGGCTTGACCCAGCGATAGTTGGTGATACGGCGGCAGTCGTCATGGCTGTAGATCGTAGACGGAAGAAGAGATACATCTTGGATGCCGCTACGATTACTAAACCGTCACCGCAAGCCATCCGTGATCTCATCACTACATTTACGGAAAAGTACAAACCATCGGAATGGATGGTTGAACGAAACGCCTTTCAGGGTTATCTGACACAGGATGAGAATTTACGGCAATGGTTAGCAAGTCGTGGTGTGCTTCTTCGGGAACACACTACTTCTAGAAATAAGTGGGATGTTGGATTTGGTGTCGCTGCAATGGCTTCCTTGTTTGGAAGCGTTGAATCCAATGGTAAGCACCATCGAGATAACTTGATGCACTTGCCTTCAGATCGACACGAAGGCATCCGATTACTTATTGACCAGTTAGTAACATGGTCGCCAGAAACTAAGAACAAGACAGACCTTGTTATGGCCCTCTGGTTCTGCGAGATTAGAGCAAGAGAGATCTGCCAGTTTGGTGAGTATGGCGGAAAGTTCGTACACAATGAATTCCTCACCCGAGCAGATGCCGAAAAGCGACAGGTCATCAACCTTGATGAGTGGGCCGCAGATCGCCGTTTGGCATAAGGAGAAAAATGCTTTCAGTTCAAGAAGTTGCAGCTAAGGTTGAACGCCTTAAATCACGCAACATGGATCGTGATCGCCGTATGGCAGATGTTCTTGCTGTCCGTCAAGGTCGTATGCAAGATGTTTTCTTCGGTCAATTCTCAGATGAGTATCCGAAGCCACTCATCGCTAACATGGTTGACATTGCAGCTCGTGACCTTGCCGAGGTAACTGCCCCTCTTCCAGCAATTAACTGTGCCTCTTCCAACATGACCTCCGACTCAGCTCGTAGAAAGGCTGAGATTCGTACACGCATTGCCAACCACTATGCCAATAAGTCTGATCTACAACTTCAGATGTATCAGGCAGCAGACTGGTATTACACCTATGGCTTTGCAGCAGGTATGGTGGAGATTGACTTTGATACCAACAATCCACGCATTCGTATGCTTAATCCTTTCGGTCTTTACTTTGAAAAGGATCGCTTTGGCTCAGTAGTTGCTATGGCTCAGATCATTATGTCTGATTCAGAGTCTCTATCTTACCAATATCCAGAGTATAAGGCTCAGATCAACAGCAAGTATCGTATGAAGTCTACGATTTCCATGGTTCGCTACCATGATAAGTATCAAGATTTAATCTTTTTACCGGAGTTAGATAACCTAGTTCTATCTAATACCCCTAATCTTCTAGGCAAAATCCTTGTAGATGTAGCAGAACGACCAACAGTTGATGGTCAAACTCGTGGTCAGTTCGATGATGTCCTACCAGTTCAGATGGCTAAGGCTCGATTTGCACTCCTTCAGCTTGAAGCAGCGAAGAAGTCAGTCAATGCACCTATCGCTATTCCACCAGATGTCCAAGAATTTACCCTTGGCCCAGATGCTTTGCTTCGATCTAACACACCTGAAAGAATCCGTAGAGTTCCAATCGAACTTCCTAACGGAGTCTTTGCTGAATCACAGGCACTTGAGCGTGAACTCCGTATGGGTTCTCGTTATCCGGAAGGCCGAACAGGTCAGATCGATGCATCTATTGTTACAGGTCGTGGCGTTCAAGCCCTTATGGGTGGCTTTGATTCACAGATCAAGGCAGCACAGGCAGTCTTTGCTCGCTTCTTTGTAAACCTTATTGGTATTGCATTCTGTGTAGATGAGCAAGTATTCGGTTCAACTCAGAAAACTATTCGTGGATCCGATGACGGAACACCATACGAATTAAAATACACACCATCGAAAGACATCAACGGTGATTACACAGTAGATGTCCAGTATGGCCTCATGGCAGGACTAGATCCTAACCGTGCTGCAATCTTTGGATTGCAACTTCGTGGAGACAAGTTGATTTCTCGTGACTTCCTCCGCCGCAATCTTCCATTCTCAATCAATGTCACACAAGAAGAACAACGAATTGACATCGAAGAACTTCGTGACTCATTAAGAACCGCAGTAGCACAATATGCAAACGCAATCCCAATGCTTGCTACTCAGGGTGGGGATCCAACAGAAGCTGTTAAGAGGCTCGCCGACATCATTGAAGGTCGAGCAAAAGGTCAAGCATTGGAGTCAATCGTTGCTAAAGCGTTTGCTCCAGTAGAACAACCGGCAGCGACTGCGATGGCCCCCGGTGCTTCGCAACCCCCTATGGGGGTTCCGGGAGCGGCCCCGGCTGCCGGTTCCCAAATGGTATCTGGCCCCGGCCAGTATTCTCGTAGAACTGATCTAGCACAAGGTGGAACCCCACCGATGGCAGATCTTTTAGCTTCCCTAACTGGGGCGGCTTAACACGCATCTGGAGGTGCAATATGTTCGGAGTAAAAAAGGGTGCAGTAGCTAAGGCTCTAGTTCTTGGCCCAATCATGGGTAAGAAGTCTGCATCAGGCAAGGCAGGAATGCAGAAGCTTGGCGAAACAGGAAAGCCAGCATCAGCATCAGGAAAGAAAGCTAAGTAATAATCTTAGGAGGGCGAGTCAATGTCAGAAGATAACTTCGATGAACTCGATGATATGTTTGTATTGGCTCGCCCTGCAAAGAAGATAGATTTTGTTTACGCAGTAGCAGATTTACTATATAAAATAAGTTATTCATTCGCAGATTTCTTCTCATTGATAACAAAGATTATCCATTCACATTCTGTAAACGAAGCAAAAAAGCAGTATATGTGGGAGAAGATGACCAAAGACATTGAAAAAATGGAGGCTAAAGATGGCTGAAGGCCCATACATTGGTAGGCAGGCAGCACAATCCATTACCGGTGGAGCATACGGTGAGAACACAGAACTCACACAATTACAAACTGCTCCCGGAGTTCCATTAGCAGCAACTGAAACAGGTGCAATGGGTGGCGGAATGGGCCCTATGATCGCAGCACCTGCTATGCCAAACAGAAACTTTTCTACACCCAACCCAAATGTAGATCAAGAGATCACATACGGTGCAGGTTTTGGTGCTGGCCCGGGTAATGAAGTATTACCTATTCCACCACAAGCACCTGACGAAACTGCCACACTTATCCGCCAACTTATTGCCCTATATCCAGATCCAGACTTGGTTCGATTAGGTCAAAGATTAGATTATGAGAAGCGTTAATGGCCGGAAAAACCGGAGGCACATTTGGTGCTGGTAGTCTCGGTGCATCGCTAAGTTCTATTCCTCAAGAAGGAACAGCAGCTTACGATACATACATTCAGGCCCAGCAATCTAAGTATTTAAGTCCAGACTTTGCCAAGCAGTTAGCTGCTATGGCTAAGGCCTACCCTGCTGCATCTGTCGGCACGGTCATGGGCCTTACAAAGTCTGGTGCTGTTATTGGTGGCAATACAGCCAATGCTATGACCACACTCGATGGATCAGCATTGATTGATGCACAGCGTAACGCAGCCATTGCTGCTGCTGCTAAGTTAAAAGAGCAGAACTCTGCAAAGAAGGGTTCACCTGCTGACTTCTTAGCACCACTTACTCGTACTGCTTTCATGCTTTTATCAACACCATTTGAAATGCTAGAAGCCACCGTTCGTAATGGTGTATCTGGCAAGGGTGGCATGAATGTTCTTGATGAGACACAAACAGGGCAAGCTCTTATCAACCTTTTCAAAACAGGCAAGATTGATGTAGGTACTGGTTTTCTTGGTGCAGATCAAAACTCTGCGGTAGGTAAAGCATTACTTAATGCAAAGATTGCTGCTGGCCCTACTATGAAGGGTGGAGTTCCTTGGACTTATTCAAGTGGACTTACACAAGCACTATTCGATAACCCAGAGACTAAGGCCGCTAGAACATTCCAAGCGGTTTCAGGATTCGTTCTTAACCTAGCAGCAGACCCACTTACTTATGTTCCCGGTGTAGGTTTACTTAAGATCGGTAAAGAAGCTGGAAAGGTTGGCGTAACACTTCGTGTTGGGCCAAAGGCCGCAGCTCGTGCAGCAGAAGCGAAGGCAGCACCGATCAAGGCTGTGGCTCGTGATGTTGAAGATGTCATGGGTGAAGTCGGTAAAGTCCGTGCAGAAGCAAGAGCTGCATCTGGCGACATCAATATGCTTGAAGCAGACATTATCAAGCACCAAGATGATCTAAACACTATCGCCGAAAAGGTAGATAACACATACCAGACTTATTACAAAGCAAAGTCTGAAGCAGATTTATTAGATGCAGAATACGGTCAACTCCGTCAACAGCGTGATACTTTAATTGCAGGACTTAAGTCTGCACAAGATACAAGCGGTCAACTTGTTGGACAAGCTCGTAAGGCTGAAGACCTTATGGCTCACCGTATTGAACTCAATACTGCTGGTCGTGCAGCAGAAGTTCAAAGTATCCTCGATGAAAAAGGTTTTGATGAGGTAGTCCGTGCAGGACAAACACTCACAGAGCAAGAGCAGTTGGCTCCCGGACTTATCCATACTCTTGATGAAGCAGCCCTTAAGAAGGGTGATCGTGCAGCAACTCAAGGTATCCGTAATGGAGTAGATGCTGTAGTTCGTGTAGCAGCAAAGCAGAAGCCACGCCTTATCAAGTGGACAGGTCTTATCAAGGCTGGAGATTCACCACAAGCAACTCGTGTATCTAACGAGATTGGTTCCAACCTTATTGATATTGGAACTGCTGCTGGTATCCAAGAGTCTAAGTTGCAGACCGTTCTCGATGTAATCGATACACCCGGTGCAACACACGCAGAACTTATTGATTCAGCAAAGAAGGCTGGACTAACAGAACAACTATTTGCAGCATACGAAAGAGCCGGTATCCAAGGCTTTGAAAATGTTGGTGCAACTCGTGGCATGGGTGGTGGCGGATACGCTTACTTCCCACGAACAGTAGATCCATTCGATGCAAAAATTTCTGACTTTGGTCGCTTCAAGGCTGATGCTATTAACTCACCTGACATTAACGATCTTGGTGTTCAAGCACTTACAACTAAGGGTGCAATTACCCAGCAAGTTACAGGGCTAGTTGAAGGTGCAGCAGCACCTCGCCTTACAGTCATGGAACAACTTGCCAACATAAACAAAGAGCTTTCCGAAATGGGCAAGGTTACAAAAGGTGTCCAAAAGGAACTTACCAAGGCTGAAGAAGCTTGGAAGAATAATCTTAAGTATGTTCAAGATCGAGTTAAGTCTGATGACGAGGCTCGTATGCTTCTTGAAGAAGCTAGAGGTCGCAAGCAACTAGCGATGGAAGCAGAGTTCGGTCTTATGACCGTAGGTGGTAAGCAGATCCTTGATTACCAGCAAGCCGCTAAAGCATTCTTCGGCCCAATGGGTCAGAACGCTGCAAAGTTTATTGCTGTCCACTATGGCCCAGAACAATACGATGATCTATGGCGAGCAATGAATGGCAACATCACAGTTGATCTAGCCAAGCGTTTGGCTGCTGCTACTTCTGAAAAAGAAGTAATGGGTTTACTTGCTAGTGAAGTTGGATTAGAACTAGGCCGTGGAACCAAGCTTGGACTTGCAGCACAATCTCGTGCAATTCAATTCCAGTCAAGTTTTTATGCACCTAATTCATTGAAGTTACACCATGAACTTTTTGCTAAATACTTACTTGATGCAACAGATCAATCATTATCATTTTTAAGAACTAATAAAGTAACTGCACCGTTTACACGGTTTGCACCTACTAAGAATCTTATTCACCTAGACGATGTAGATACATTGGTCAAGGAAATGAATGACACTTTGCCATTCCTTAAAGCATCTCCTGAATTACAGAAGACATCTATTAAGGCAATGATGGCTGCTACAACCTCGACTGAACGCTTCAATGTATTCATTGACACACTTAAGTCTTTGGTTAAGGAGAAGGCTCCTAACCTAACAGAAGAACAAATCCGTATGCTTAATGATGCGGCTCGAGTATTTAAGAAGGAAGCAGATGCTAACCGAAAGTTCTTGGCACAAGTTGCTGGCAAGGACATCGGAACAAGAGAATTTAAGGTCGCTGGAAAGACCCAGAAGTTCACTCAGTTGGATCCGCTTATTGACTCTCAACTTGCAAATTTTATCAAGTGGCCTGACATCGACTCAATCCGTCAGCTCACAGGAAAGACTAGAAACCTTTTCTCACAGTCACAAAATGCACAGCAACTCAGAACAGTAACTACTGATCTATTCGATTCATTCTTCAAGCAGACAGTTCTCGTAGGTCGTGTTTCATACATCCTACGAAATGTTGGTGATATGCAGGTTCGTTCATTCCTTGGTGGATCTACAACCTTGTTCAATCACCCATTGCAGTTTGCTGCAATGATGATGGCCAACCCAGAGGGTAATGCCATTGCTAAATATGCTAGTCGCTGGTCTCGCTTCGATAACACAGTCTTTGGAACAAACTTCAACAAAGCAGTTGAAGAACTAGATGCAGTTGGCTTTAAGTCAGCAGCACTTGCAGATGCAGATAAGTTTGCCGTAATGATGTCTCGATCTATCGGTGTTGGTATGGGCCAAGGCTCTCGTGGTCTTTCACAGATCCTGCCTACCGGTATGCGTTTCATTACACCAGAAGAACGAGGATTCAATCGGGCATGGGCCGGAGCAATCCTCCAGTTCCGTGAGTCAGCGATGGCTCGTCTAGTTGCAGGTGGACTCGATGGTGGCATCAAGGGTGCAAATGGAAAGATTACTCCTTGGTTCAAAGAAGCAGAATCTTTCATCGCTAAAAAGCAAGCACAGGGCATGGATCTATCTCGTGATTACGAGAAGTTCATTGTTGACTTTATGTTTGAGACAGAGCAGGGAATCTTGCTTCGTACACAGATTGCCAAGGTTGATGAACTCAATCGTGCATTGATGCTTGATGCTAACGAGAACATTGCTCGTCAAGCTATGGAGAATTACTTCAAGGTAGTTACAGAAGGTGTCGATAACCTATCTGGTGGCCGCCGAGAGCTGCGTGACTTTATTGCCGGTAAGGCAATGGTTGCTGTAGATGGCAAGAGAACTCCCGGATTTAATCCAAAGGGAACTCAGTCAAAGGATGTATGGCTTGCCAATATCCTTAAGGGATATGTTGATTCAACAGACATCTCAAAGGCTATCGGTCAACTCAAGCTTCCAACAGATGATGTCCGTGCCGTTGCATCCTTCAAGGGTCAATGGGATCGTGCAGCATCTAAGTTCTTCCAAGTCTCTGCATCGATTGAAAAGCGAGCAGCACTTGGCCCAGAGTTTAAGCAGCAATACTGGAATGGTGTTGCAGAGAACATGAACCTTCTTACCAAGGATGAGGCAGTCAAGATCCTTGCTATCGCTGAGAAGGAACTTCGTGGCGTTAAAGTCTTTGGACTTAAGGCAGGGTTTGAGAACCCATCATTGGTTCGTATGCGTGAAGCAATCAAGACACTCGATGATCGAGGACTTGCTGCTGACGATATGCATACAATCGCAAATAACTTTGCTGCTAACAAACTACAGAAGCTTTACTACGATGCAATGCGACAGAAGCAGTATGCAGTTGCAGCTCGTTTAGTGGCTCCTTTTGCAGCAGCGTGGGGCAACACCATTGCTACATGGAGTAAGTTGATTGGCACAGATGTAGCCAACACCTTCCGCCTACAAGGCAAGGCTCGTACTTACAAAGCTGCTAACGCTTTTGAATTCTTGACTCACCCAGAGACTGGTGTCATTTACGAATGGACTGGTCAGAACTGGAATGACCCAAGCCAAGGATTTATCTACAAGGATCCAACCTATGGTGATCCTCGTATGGTTATCCCTCTAGCAGGTAATGCACTTGGCTGGATGCTTTCAACAGCAACTGGTGAAGCAGTTCCATCGATGCCAACATCGCTATCGATTCCATCTTTGAACCTTGCATTCAGCAATGAATTACTACCGGGTGTAGGCCCTGCTATTCAACTCTCATTGGGTCGAATAATTCAGAGCCAAGAAGGTTGGGCAGCAGATCAACTTCGCAATGTGATTTATCCATTCGGAGCCCCTGAAGGTAAGACTGGAATTGTCGAGTCATTTACCCCTGCTTGGGCCCAACGAGTTCTTTATGGTCTAGGTGTTAACTCATTCGAGGAGAAGAGTATGTCTACTCTTCGACCATTGATGACATACCTTGCATCAACTGGCAACTATGGAGACTTCCCACTTGGTGGAGAAGCACAAGCAAAGCTTCTAGAAGATGCAGGTAAAGTCAATCGAGTCCTCGCTTTATGGCGTGGTATCACACAGAATGTGGCTCCCGGATCTATTGCACCTCAGATTCTTGCTAAAGACAAAGAAGGTGAACTCCATGTTCAGGCTCTTATGTTCAATGACTTCTTGCAGATCCGTGCAAACAACCCAGACAGTTATGAAATTGCTGTAGCCAAGTGGGCTGACAAGTATGGCGAGTCAGCACTCTTTGCTCTGGTATCTGGATCTCGTGGTGGTATTACGCCTACCGGAGATGCATGGAGCTTCTATCAGAACAACCGCAAGGATGCCAATGCCTTGCCAAATGCGTTTGCCCTCTTCTTCCCCGGTGGACAATACTCACAAGAATTTGCTAAATGGCAAGCACAGCGTGGCCAGCGATTCAAACTATCACCTGCCGAAATGCAGATGGAAGCGGCTCGTTATGTATACACAGCTCGTAAGGCTAAGTTACAAAGCGATGAGGCCATCGCTATCCAGCAAGGTGCAGATCCAAAGCAAGCCCATCAGGTCTACATGACTCGTAAGGCAGCAATGGATGATGACTTCGGTGGACAGCCAGACTTCCGTGCAGCAGGTGTTCCTCGTGAGACACTCGTCAAGGAAGTAACTCAAGCTCTTAGCAATCCTAAGTTTGCTGAAACAGAATCAGGTAAGGGCTTGGCTAAGTTCTTACAGGCTCGTGAGTCAGCGTTGAATTCTGTTGCAGAAGCAGGATACAAGACACTTACAGGTAAAGCTGTTGAAAATGTAGCACAATGGTTAGACCAAACTGCTTACCAGATAATCTCCGAACACCCAGATTTCTCTGTAATGTACTGGCGTGTATTTGCAACAGAGACAGGAAATAACTAATGGTTGATCTAAACAAGAATGGAATCGATGATTCCAAGGAGGTTCCAACAGGAACTAATCCTTATGCTGCACCTTCAGTAGGTGGTGGCAACTCATATCCTGCACAAGGAACTGGTGTATTCCGCCCGGGTGTTGTCTTTACAGATCCTAAGACTGGTAAGAAAACAGATGTAACTGGCAAGATTTATTCTGCCCTATATCAGGTTTCAGATCTTCAGGTATATCAAATTCTTGGAGAACAGATTAAATCTTTATCAGATCAAAACCAAGTTAAAGCTCTTTTGATTCAAGGTGGACAACTTGCTAAGTCTGATTTTCAGACTGCCTATTGGGGCAAGGCTGACACAGAAGCATTTAAGAAACTTCTTGGCGAAGCCAACGCTGATGGTGGTCGAACATGGCAAGAGAAGTTAGCAGCCATTGGATCCGGTGGTGGAGAACCAAGAACAACAACTCAAAGAGTATCAAGTATCTCAACCAAAGAAGAAGCACAGGCAATCGTTCAGAATGCACTTCGTGCAAAACTTGGTCGTGATCCTCGTGATGCTGAATACAATCAACTACTTCAGACTCTTACATCTGCTGAGAAGGCTAATCCTTCAATCACTACACAGACACAGACAGCACCGGGTCAATACTCAACTACAACAACTGGAGGCCTATCGATGGCTGGCAAGGGTCAAGTAGTTGAACAGGCAATCATGGCCAACCCAGAGTTAGAAACAGAAGCAGTCAACAAAACTCTTAATTCATACGGCGATGTTATAGCGAAGATTGCAGGTGTCCGATAATGGCTGAAAAAAACCCAGACATTAGCAAACTTGTAGCAGATGCAGTTGCAAATGCGAATGCTGCTAAAGCAGCTCGTGATGAAGCAAAGCGTGAAGCTAACAAAATTAAAGCTGCTAACGATGCACAACTTCGTATAAAGATTACTGCACAGAATCGCATTAAGTATGCAGAAGGTCTTCAAAGATCAATCGATAGCGATCTTTTTGCAGTTAAACAACTTCTTCGCAAGCAAGAGACACAGGAATTATCTACTGCCGATCTTCGTGACTTGAAGTATTTTGCTAACCGTTATCAATCAACATTAGATGCACAGACTAAGGCTTATCAAGAGTCAAAAGATCTTGCTGCTGGAAAATATCAAGTAGATACATCTGGCAAATTAACTACTAAAAGTGGTGCCAGCGTTGAATCTGAATCAGAAGATTCTGATGGCGATGGCATTCCAAACATTAAAGACAACCTTCCTAATTTTCCAAATTCTAATCAGGCAACAGGCAGAGTAGGCGGAGGCCCAACTGTTGTAGATCAAGCAGGTGGTAACAAAGGTGGAAACACCGGTGGAACTGGTGGTAATACTGGAGGCAATACCGGTGGAACCGGAGGCACAGGTGGAACAGGTGGCGGAGATAAATACGCCGGTATGGGAACCACACAAAAGCCATACACAAAGAACGGAAAACCTTTTACAGGAACCGCCAATGGTAAGACCTACCAAGGTGGAATCCTTGTAGATCCAAATGCATTGACAGCAGAGCAGCAAGCAAAGCTTGGTGAGTATGGTAGCAAGTATCTTATCGATTACTTTAAGGCTAGTTACCCAGACATATATAACAAACTTGTTAGCATGGCACGAGAGAATTCATCTGCTGCCAATGTTGAAGCATACCTTTCGGGAACTGCTTGGGCTAAAGATGTCAATCAAAGAACTTATGCACTTATTGGTGCAGCCGAACTTGCCAATGGTCTTAAGTTAGATCAGGCAACTAAAGATACTTACCGAGATCAATATCTTGCCAAAGTCAAGAGCATGGATGAGATCAAGTATGACATTGGTCTAAAGACCATTGCTCAGTTCCAGTTGGATACAGTTAAGCCAGATGTTGCTAACTCTATCCGTGCAGGAAATACCTTTGCTCAGGCTGCTGCTGACTACATCGAGATCTATCGTAAAAACCTTGAGATTGCCTCATCTGCCTTTAAGATAGATGATAAGCAATTCCAGACACTTCTTATCAGTTCATCTAATATCAGCGACTTTGAGAAGAAGCTTCGCCGGACTGACCAGTATCTATCTCAACCTAAAGTCCAGCAACAGATCAATGCTAACAAGATTATGGTTACTACTAAGTATCGTCAGTTTGGCTTGGCACTTACTGCATCAGCAGCAGATAATCTTGCAAAGAATGTTTTCCTTGGAGATACATCCAACGAACAGATTGATGAGAATCTTCGCCAAGAAGCGGTTAAGTTGTTCCCAGCATTCCGTGATCGTATCCTCAATGGAGAGTCTCCACTATCTATCGCAAGCCCTTACATTGGTGCAATTTCTCGTATACTCGAGGTTCCAGAGGGTTCATTGGATCTTGAGGATCCAACAGTTCGTAAGGCAATGATTGGTTCAACAACAACTGTCGGAGACAAGACTTCATCAACAGTCACTCCATTGTGGCAGTTCGAGCAAGACCTATACAAAGACAGCCGTTGGCAATACACAGCCAACGCAAGAGCTAAAGCTGACAGCATATTAGTTGATGTCGGTTCAAGATTCGGAGTGATTCCATAATGGCAGAAAAAGTACCAGTTAAAAAGGGTGATACTCTTTCAACGATTGCAGCAGCCAAAGGCACTACTGTTGCACAGATCCTTGCTGACAATCCGGTTCTTAAAGCTCGTGCAGATGCAGGACAAACAGTTCTTTATAGTGGAACAAAAGTCCTCATTACAGAACCTAATACATCAAAAAATCCTTATGGCCCAACCACATCTGGTGCCAATGCAGGTCTTGGAACCGGTGCAGTTCCTATCGGCCCAACAAGTGGAGTAAACACAACAACACTTCAAGGAATTCTTGCAGCATCTGGAACAGTATTAGATCCAAATGGAAAGATTGTCGCTGATCCTAATAAAGTAGTAGGTGGAGATAATCCACCTGCTGGCGGTAAAAAAGAAGTTTCTCGAGTAACCAACAAAGACGGAACAGTTACCATTACATATGATGATGGAACTACGGAAACAACTGGAACTCCAACAGCAACTGGCAAAAAGGTAGTTCGTCAGTATTATTCAGGATCTGGTGCCAACCGTATTCAAGTTACTGAATATGATGATGGAACAGTAGATCGAACACCTGCTCCAGAGGCAGCGGCTGGTTTATCATCAGATGATGTAAATAAACTTATTCAAGATGCAATCAATAGTCAAAATCAAAAGTTTCAAGAAATGCTTGCTGCACAACAGAAGGCACTTGAGACTGCTAAGGCAGAGCAGGTAGCAGCCCAGCGTAAGTCAGCATTCGATGTTATCCGGGAACGCTTTACCCAGATGGGCATTAAAGAGGTTGGAGATGACATTGCTGCAATCTTTGCTGGCAAAGGCACAGATCGTTTTGGCAAGGCATTTGATGAAATCCCTACAACTTCAGAAGGTTTTTACCTTCAGTTGATTAACACCAAGTCTTACTATGAACGCTTTGGTAAGGTCAATGAAGCTCGTCTCAATGCTGGCTACAAGGCACTAGATGAGAAGACAATCGTTGGAATGGAAGATGAATACCAGAAGGTATTGACTTCATACAATATGCCAACAGGCTTTTACGATCAGACAACAGACTTCCAATCTTTCCTAAAGAACAACCTTACTAATGTCGATGTTGCAAACATCATTCAGGCATACCGTGACTTTGTAACTACAGGCACAGATTCAAATGTTCGTAAGCAACTTAAGGATCTATACGGTATCGGTGACGAAGCCCTTACTGCATATATGATTGACCCAGCAAAGGGTCAGGGAATCCTTGAGCAGATTGCTGGTAAGAACATGAATACAGCAGCAGCTCTTATCGAAGGTCTAACAGCAGAAGAAGCAAATATGGCTCAGACCTACGGTGCAGGATCTCTTGGCTATGGATCACAACGCCAGAAGTATTCACAGGTTCAGCGTGAACTCCAGACAACTGGAAACCTTGCTGCTATCTATGGTGAGAACTTCGGAGCCAAGGAAGCAATCGCTGCCGAGTTTGGTGGAGATGTCCAAGCACAGGCACAAGCAGCACGAATTAAGGCAACAGGTGCAGCAGCATTCGGTGGCACAAGTGGTATCGGATCTAAGGCACTAAGAGTTAAAACAGTTTAAGTAACAGGGTGATTGGCAATCATCCGGGTTCGAGACCCGGACACCCACTCCATCTCTAGAAATGCCGGAACTTGAGATGAGTATAAACCCGGAAGTTGGAGCCAATGCATTTCCCCGATTGCATTGTGGCCAGCGACTAACATGAAAAGGGAGTAGGACAAATGTCCAATTACGAACTGGAAGAGGATGACTTCGAACTTGATTCGAACGATGTTCTCGGACAACTACGCAAGGCCAATAAGGCAAAAGAAAAGCAACTGAAGGAAATTCAGGAAGAGCTTTCCAATTTGCGTAAAGAAAAACGAGAGAGAACTATCTCAGAAGTCCTTACAGCTCGAGGAGTGAATCCGAAGATTTCGGCTTTCATTCCACAGGACATCGACCTCACGGAGGAATCGTTGTCGTCATGGCTCACAGAATACGGAGATGTATTCGGTGTGTCACAAACCAACCAAACAAACTCAGCAATACCAGAAGGTTTTGTAGACAGTTACAAAAAGGCTCAAGCAACTGTAGACGGCGGCATTAGTGCTGATCGTGAACAGATGATTCAAGCCCAAATGGATGAGGCCGCTGCAAAGGGGCCAGATGCATTAAAGCAATTATTTACAGATCTGGGTAAAGCTGGGTACTAACCCAGAAAGGCGGTGCCGTAAATGGCAACCACTCAAATCTCTGGTGTAGGCAACTTAGTAGTCAATGCATATGACACATATGTAAGAGCTGCACTCCGCTCACTTCCTGTCATGCGTTCAGTCGCAGATGTACGACCAGTAGCCCTCACCAACCCGGGAACTACTCTCAAGTTTGCAGTTTATGCTAACTTGGCAGCAGCAACCACAGCTTTAACAGAAACATCTGATGTAACACCTCTTGCATTAGCAAACCCATCACAGGTAACAGTTACTGTTACTGAATACGGTAATGCTGTTGAGCAGACAGAGAAGGTCAACATGGCCTCATTCTCTTCTATCGACACCATGATCGGTGATGCGATTGCTTACAACGCTGCTGATACTTTGGATCAGCTAGTTGCAACAGCACTTACATCTGGCTCAGTAGTTAAGTACGGTGGAAGCCGTACATCAACAGCTACACTTACAGCTACAGATGTTCTTTCAACAACAATGCTTCGTAAGGCACAGACAGAGCTTCTTGAAGCTAACGCTCAACCTCGTGTTGGCGACCTTTACACATTGTTCATCCACCCACGCCAAGCTTTCGACCTTCGTGCCGAGACTGGTTCAGGCGGATTTGTGGACATCCACAAGTACACAACTGAAAATGTTGGAAACCTATTGACAGGCACCATTGGTGTTCTTGAAGGCTTCCAAGTTGTTCAGACATCTCGTGTACCTTCAACAACATCAGGTGCATCTTCTGCTCGAGTTTACTCAGCAGTTGCTGTCGGTAAGGAAGCTCTTCTTGAGGCTAATGTTTACGATGTGCAAACAGTCGTGGCTCCTCAGATCGACATCCTTCGCCGTAAGTCAGCTCTTGGCTGGAAGTACTTCGGTGGCTGGGGCATCTTCCGTGATGCAGCAGTTTGCCGTTTGGAAACAGGCGGATCTGCTCTCTAGTAGAGCATTAGTTGAGGGGGGCAGGGCAACCTGCCTCCCTCTCTATTAAAAGGAGAATCATGGCAAGTTATACATTTTACCCACCACAGGTGATGGAAGGTTATCCATTGGCTGACAAGTGGTGGCGTAGAGTCGTATCCCAGCGAGGGGTTGCTGTGCTTATCAACGATGGTGAACTGTCTTTATCTCGAGCAGTTACCGAAGATGAACTTAGAGATTATGATTATGTGTTTCTCGGTGGGCGAGGTCACATCGTGAATGAAGCCACGAAGGATATTCTTGTAGCTCAAGGATTTCCAATCAGGACTCAGGCTCAAGCCGACTCCGATTCGAATGTAGCCCATAATGGATTTTTAGTGGAGATAGTTTAATGGGATGCAGAACAGGTTGCCCAACGCAAGATCATGCAAACTGGGGTGATTGCCTAAAGCAATCAGGTTTGCAGGTCAATACAGGTGATGCCAATAGTTCTCGCCTAATGTCTCAGAAGAAATGGGATGCAGAATTAAATGCATACAAGTCTGCTATCGATCAAGGCATTGAACCAGCGACAACAAACATGAAGGATATTCGTGGTGCAGTCGAACTAAGTAACATAGCCGGTAAGGCATTCGACTCAACCAATAATTCATTTAAGGACTGAGTATGACAACCATAATTGGGATTCAAGGTAAGGGCTGGGGTTTAATCGCAGCCGAATCCCTAATAGTGGGTGCAGATCAGAAGTTTATTGCTACCGGTATGGATAAGGTAGTTGAAAAGGGTGAGTATGTAATCGCTTTTGCTGGCGATGCAATCGCCGGGGATATAGCTCTACACAGTTGGAATGCTCCTAAGATTCCACGAGGTGTGAACCTAGATAAATTTATGATGACAGATTTATTGCCATCACTTAAGCAAGCATACGCAGACTATGGATACGATCCAGCACCTAAGACTGCCGATAACGATCCTAAAGATGGATCAGGTTTTGATGCATTGATCTGCCTTCGAGGAAAGATTTATCAAATCGATAATGACTTTTCTTGGGTAAGAGATGACCGTGGAATATACGGAGTTGGATCTGGAAGTTCATATGCACTTGGTGCATTAGCCAGAGCCACACTATCTCCAACGAACACAAGAACAGCAGCTAATGAAGCTCGTAAGGCAATAGAGATTTCCATCTCGTTTGATATAAACAGCGGTGGGAAAGTCAAGGTCATAACTCAAAGGGAGAAGCAAATGCCAAAGGTCGGAAAGAAAGAATTCCCATATTCAGCAAAGGGTATGAAAGATGCCAAGATGGAAGCAAAGAAATCTGGTAAGCCAATGAAAAAGGCTATGCCTAAGAAAATGGGCAAGAAGAAGTAAATGGCCGAGAAGAGAGATCCCCGGCTGAAGAAGGCCGGGGTATCTGGCTTTAACAAGCCAAAGAAAACTCCATCTCACCCAAAGAAGTCTCATGTTGTAGTTGCCAAAGTTGGTGACAAGGTGAAGACAATTCGCTTTGGGCAACAGGGTGTATCAGGTGATAAGAAGCCAACAGCAAGACAAGCATCATTCAAAGCTCGTCATGCTAAGAACATCGCTAAGGGCAAAATGTCAGCAGCCTATTGGGCAGACAAGGTGAAGTGGTGAAAAAGAAAACAGCATTCTGGGATAAAAAGAATCCCAATAAAAAATCTACTCCATTGACTCCGGCACAGAAAGCAAAGGCTAAGGCTTCTGCTAAGAAGGCTGGAAGACCATATCCAAATTTAGTAGATAACGCAGCAGCAAAGAGAAAGGCTAAGTAATGGCAACTGGTACCAACGGAAGCACACTCCATGCAGAACTTAATCGCCTCGCTAATGGTGGCACCTATCCTGCTATTCAGTCATATGTAGGTGCAGCTAAGGCTGCAAACACTTGGGCTGGAACTACAGGGTTAAGCGTTGTTGGTGCCTTAAATGTCAAGGCTGGTAACACTCGGCCTAATTACAAAGACCTTCGTGGTGTCTGCAACCAACTAGGCGGAACTACTGATAAGGCTGCTGCCGCAGCCCTGAGAGCGGTGAGTGAATGACAACAACATTTAGTGGACT